TGACTGTAATAATAGATTGCAGTGCATTGACTCGTTTACCTGCTTTATACTTCTGATAACAGTGTACTGTAGTTGCACCTAGTGCAAAAGCAATACTATGAGTTAGTGCTAACATATATTTCAATTCCATAAGCTATACAATCTTTTTAACTCCTCCTGTAATACGTGCAATATCCCTGAATAATTGAGGTGATACCTTGTGGTGACTTATATCGTCTCCATAGATTCCCTTAGCCTTGTTAAGTAGCACAAAAGCGTACTCTGAACAGTACCAATACCCCATTCGAGGCTTGAAGAACAGAGGAGAAATGTGTGCAAGCACACCTGTATAATCATACTTCTTCCCTACTTGTTCTTCTGACCACTGGAGGAGGCTGTCATACTGCTCTTCAGTTACTTCTACCTCATAAGACTCAATGATAGGAGAGTGTTTCCACGAGATTATATTAGTCTTGATGAAGCCTTGACCTTCTACTGACTCATATATGATGTTCTCAAATTGAGCTGAGGAATGAGAAAACCCTCCATGAGAGGCTCTCATGATTGCCTTTGAGACAAGTGAGTCTCCTCTATGAGAATGGAGGGTTATTTTCTTCATATTATTCTTCAGTTACTTCCATTGTGATTTTAGAAACAAGTTCCGTGTCCACAGCTTGTGTAACAGTCTCTCTTGTTTGCTTAACAGCTTCAGATACAGCTCCTGTATACAGTACCTTTAAGTACTCACGAGCTACCCATACCGGGAAGTGTTCTGCAATAAACTCAGAAGGAGATTGAGGGTTAGTACCTTCTACTTGTTTTTTTATAACAATATCTATAGTCTCACCTTCTTCATTTACTTCAGTCGAAGGGACATCTTCAGTCACCATCACTATTTCTTTGTAACCATGCGACTTTGCGATAATTAATTCTTTCTCAGTATCTACGTCATTTATTTTTGCTATGTATGATTTCATATTAATGTCTTAACTAATTTTTAGTAATTTTTATAATTAAAGGCCTGATATCTCATAATCCCCAAACTTTGTGTCGAATATCTTTTAGAAAACACAGTGAAGAGAGTACTTGATCCTGAGTTTGGAACAAGAGATGTAACTTCTGTTCCTGCCGACCAAGCAGAACCATTGTTGCTATAATAGAATGTGATTTTTGTATCAGACTCTTTTTTTAAGGCTACTTTTAAGAAGTTATTAGAAGTGATACCTGTGAGGAGTTCTGTTTCTGAATAACTACCTGAACCATCACAATTTACTCCATATAGAATTGAAGTAGAATCACTCTGTCCTCGGAGCATGAATCCAAAATAATCTCTTGATGTCCAGCCACCCCTAGGGTTATCTCCTACTCCAATATAAGACTCATCATCTTCCCTGTTTACGTGTACATAAATACCAGCAGACATCTCTATGGTGTTTGCAAGTGTTTCTGTAGAAGGAGAAGCATCTAGTTGTAATTGTGAATATGATCCAGAACCAGAAGAACTATCTAGTCCAACTTTTGCTCCATAGTTATCAAAAGTAAGACTTCCATTACTTTCAAAAACAGAACTAAAACGTGCTACAGGACCAGAAAAATCTGTACTAAAAGTGAAAGAAGGAGCATATGTAGCTCCACCTCCCCCACCGAGATCTGCAATAGATTGTGCTGTCACAGTTTTGATATCATCTGAATCATCTGCATCTTGGATAATAACCTTATCTGTACCAGCCACAGTTGCTGTAGATAGTGTCGCTCCATTAAGTGCTGAAACAACGTTTGTTTCATCCGTTACGTCTGCGCTTGCTTCAATTCCGTCTAGTTTTGTTTTGTCGCCATCCACAAAAGCTCCTTCAGAAAGGATATCTTGTTTTCCTGAAATATCCTGATCCCCAGTGTTTACCCCTGAAACGTTATCAAGAGCAGAGCTATATGCTTGGATATCTGTTCCAACTTTCAGTAAGTCCGATTTGGTTACTTTCTTTGAAACAGGTGATCCTCCCGGATCTGCCACAATAGCAACGATATCAGTATCTGCTACTGTTGTTGTTGCTGTTAGTGCTGTTGTTTTTTTATCTGCCATATTTTATATATGAATAAATTAATAATACTCTTACCCCTCTGTGATTGCGTTATTCCCATCTTCCCATACCATGTTCTCACTATCCTCCCAGATAAAGCTAAAAGCCTCAACTGGAGGAGGAGCTTCCCCAGACTGTTGGACTGAAGAATTTGAGATTGCATTACTTATGATAAGCATCATAAGCGTTTTATCTTAGAGAGATTAGGTCTGAAGCGGTAGTTCCTGTTGCAAAGACTTGCGTAACAAGCACCGGCAAAATTGTTCCTCCTGGAACATTGGCGAATATTGTTGTGTTTCCTGATGAGTCAACAACTTTTAGATCACCACCTGTACCTATATAAAGGCTAGCCGGCTCAAAAGTTGCGCTATCGCTCGTAGCAAGGGTAATCGCTTCTTCAGATTGAAGATTGATCCCACGCGCATATCCTCCTGTTTTATTAAAGTTTTTTGTAAACATATAATAAGTTTGTTACTAATAAGTCTCCGTTTTCTTTATTATACCACGGATTAGAACTCTTTACTAAAGATCTCTTCAGCAGTAATCAGTCCGCTCTTGAAATCTTTAATAAGATTTTGAGCCTCTTTTTCTTTTATCTTTCCATCCCTGAGGAGTCTTCCTATATAGTTCTCTATAGGAGTGTAGTTCTTCCAAACAGCGGTAGGAACTAATTGTAAGTTTTTATCACTATTATCTCCTCCTAATTGAAGAGGAACGATATGATCTAGTCGAACATTATCATCAGCACCAAGCTCTTTTCTTATAGCCTGAGAGTCCTCTAGAGGAAGTCTCACCATAATAACAGCATCATTTGCTACATAGTTAAGGCGTTCTTCACTAAACATTGTTGTAAACGCACTCACAGGATCGACTAGAAGAGCTTTTGCATATGCCATAGTTAGACCGATAACCCCATCCTCTGTGTATACATCACCATCAGACCACTTAGAAGTCATCCCTTGTGAAGCCCTCTTTTCTTTCTCAAGATCTTTCTTAACAAGCTTGAAGTACCCCATCTCTTTCTTGCTCAAGTTGTTATAAATCTCTCTTGCTTCATCTTTCTTACCATCAAGAACCAAGTCTCGAAGTTGGTAAACAACAGGAGTAATATTTCTCTTACCATCTAGAGTCTCTTTTCTTTTCTCGTCAGACTTAATAGCTTTGAATAATCTTTTCTCATTCTTTGTGAGATTATTATATATCTCTCTAGCTTCATCTTTCTTACCTTCGATTGCTAGTTCTTTGATGTCTTCATAAGTAGGCATCATTTCTTTCTTCTCGTTTTTGATTTTATCTACCCTATTGAAGTATTCTTTCGCTTGCGGAGTAGCCCATTTTCCAAACGCCATCAACTTAAACCCATCCACAGGAGAGGTGTCTACTTTAAATTGTAATTGATTAGCCTTGTTGTATGAAGCTCCTTCTGTCCAAGCATCGTAGCCTTGAATAGTTTTCTTAGCTTGTGTTCCAGCGGGGATGAGTCCTATTAGAGACTTCATAACATCCTCAAACTTCTCTCTACCATCTCTAGACTGTCCGTAAGCATCAGGAGCATCAACTGCTACTTTTGCAACTTCCCAAGGGAATTTTAATGATGCAGGTGTATCGAACCTGAACCAAGGGATTAATTCTTCAGGCCTCATACCAAACAGCCTTCCAACTGTCATTACATAGAACATACCAGCAAGAGCATATCTCATAAGTCCAGCGTATTCTTTGTTTTGCATCATCTCACCTAAGAACTCCATTTGTTTCACTGTGAATGATCCAAACTGATTAAGTGTTTTGACAACATCACTTGATAACACAAGAGGTGTATCAATAGATCCAAATAAGAACTGTGTATCTCTTACCAACTTCTTAGCACCATCAATAGCTTCTCTCTCAGACTTTCCTGCTCGAATAAGTTTTGCCTTCATCCCATGATAAGCAGAACCTCGGTTAATCTTTTCGGCAGTATCGAAGAACACCCAAAGAGCCTTATCTATACGATAAAGTTTTTTCTTGAATGAGCTTAGAACTCTGTCTTGAATAAAGTTATCAAGAAGAATTCCTTGATCATGTAGTTCTTGAACAGATCCTTTCTTAAACAAGTTGATATACCCAGTGAAGGTATCTCTCACTCCTAGCTTTGCAAAAGTGTTAGCACCCTGAGAAAGGTTACGTAGAGCAGAACCAAGGTTTAACCCGAGCATGGCTCTGTATGTCATTCTTCTTAAAAGACTAGACAGCCGACTTACTGGCCTTTGTCCTACTTTATATCCAATCCAAGGGATAGACTTTACAGTGTTGTCCACAAGGTTATCGAGATCAGTAGGCCTCATGTTTATTCTGTCTACATAACTCTTAACATAAGTCCATTGTGATAGCTCAAGGCTTCCAGCTCGCTCAGACAGTATCTCAAGCGCAGGATCCATATAAGCCTTTCTTGTCGCCCTCTTTGTGTAAGCATCAAGAGCAAGCAGTGTATCTTGTTTATACCCTTTAGCGCCAAGACGTTTTTGCAGGAAGGGATTATACACAGACCCAGCGACTTTATCTGAGATAATCTTTGCAAGATCCTCATCAAATTCTTGTTGAATTAATTGATCCTCAAATATGTGAGTAATGTAATTTGAAATACGACCTTTTACAGGGATGTTTAGTCTGTCAGCCCAAGCTAATAGATATGCTCGAATTTCTTCAGCAATCTCTTTTGCCTCCTCAGAAAGATTCTCTCCTTTATTTTGTCCATCAAGGTAGGTGAAGATTTTTTCATTATCTCCTGCTTTCATTCTCTTACCCCACTCAGAAACAACATCAATGTTTTTAGGGAGTTCTTGTAAGTACCCTTCATGTTGTTGCCGAAGAAGTCTCATCTCTTTATCAAGACCAAGCTTCTTCAGAACCCTGTCCGGAGTTCTAAGATAATCTAGTAAGTTAGTTTTCTTATTGACAGGAGTACCTGGTTCTTCTATAATTTGTTTTAATGGTAAAGAATATAATTCAAGCGAGTCTACAATGTTTTCTTGCGATACTTCTTCTAATGACTTGGCCTCTTCTTCTGATAATGGCTCTGTTTCAGTTACAAAATCCTTTGGAGATAAAGAAGGTATTGCTTTTCCTTTTGGTAATTCTTTCGCTAAGTCTTCTTTACTTGGTGTTTTAGGGAAGATATCTTCCTCTACAGCATCATTCCCTGCTTCAAAGTCCTTATCAGTAAGCCCTACTCTTGAGGCTACAAAATCTGAAAAGACATCAAACAACTCATTCTGTCGTGTTGAGTTTCCGTGAGGAGCTTGGTTCTTCTCTAGTAGCTCGTAAACCCTCTTCATCATCTTCCGACTTCGTAAGTGAGAAGGGATCCACTTAGGAAAAGTAGAAGTCCGCACCATATGACCTGAGTGTTTCTGATCTTTTGCTGGCACAAGGTATGTGTCTGATTCGTCAATTAATACCTCAAGCTCAGTCATAGTCTCATCATATTGTGCTGTCTTAGAAAGCATCCTTGCAATCCTTGCTCTACGCTCACTCTCTGATTCTTCTATTTTCTGATATAGCTCAATAGAGTCCTTGTGTTCAGGTTTGATATCTACCTCCCACCATCCGTTACCATTGCTATCTGTTACCCTCTTGACATTATCTTTACCTACTGCTTTAACAAGAGACTTGTGGAAAACTCCACCCTCGCCATATTTGTTTGCAATATTAGTTAGATCAGGATCAGAGATATAATCTCCTGGAATAAAATCAACATCCTCTCCATCATAAGTACTAGGCCACCCTTGTATTTCTTGACCCAGAATACTTCCATCAGGACTAAATACTACATACTCTTGACCAAAAGAAGTTAATGTCATTACAGAACCATCTCCATAGATTTCTTCCATCCAATCTACTGCTGTCTGATCATCCATAAGAGCCTCTACTTCTGATTCGACATAATCCTCCACAAAGGATGAGGTTTCTTCTTGTTCACTTAATTCATATAAGTCCATGTTCTTGAGTTCTTTTATTTTGGCATCACTCAAGCCTTTGTCTTTTAGATATTCATCTAAACTATCCCCAAAGTCAGTGATGTCGTGTCCTCCTCTTACACTCCCTTCGTGGTGATCTCTCCTCCCATAATCAATATCATCGACAGTCTCTATTTTTATCTCTCCTCCCTCCGTATTATAGATAACCTCATAACCATCAGCATTAACATCAAATGCAACTCCTGGAGCGCCTAAGAATTCAATCTCCTCAAGTTCTGTCAAATCACCCTCTCTATATTGTGTTTCTCCACCATCGAAAGAATTCTGTTGCATCCATCCTTCAACTTTTGAAACAGTCAAAGGTGTAGCAAAACGCATCTTGTCTTTTCCAGACATTGCGCTTGACCTGATAGCTTGCTTGAGTGTAATGTCAGGCCATATATTTCTTAGATCGATAAATTTATTTGACTTATTGATTTCTTCTAACTGTTCTTTTGTTATTTCAGATCTCTTTTTCTCAAACTCAAACTTAGACTCCTCAAGAACATTCAAGGCTTCTTTTCCGAGCTTTAATAGATTTTGTGTTTTCTTTTCATCGGTGACTTCTGTCAATGCCGACCCTTTTGGATCATAATTAGGATCAAAGAGCTTAGATTGTATAGGCAACATCTTTTCAGAGTAAAAAGAATCTTCAAGATTTTGTATAACTCTGACTAGAGCAAGATCAGGGATAGTATTATCTTTACTCTCAAATTCTTGAATCATTATCTCAAGACTCTCTATCTTCTCTTCTAGATGATCAATAATTCTTTCAGTCTCTTTTCTGAAGTAATAGCCTTCTTCTACTCCATACTTTTTATTGACATTATCGGTTATTTCTTTGACCTTCTCTTCGTATGCTTTTTGAAAACCTTCAAGATTTTCTCTACTATCCTTAATTTTACTATCCGCGTTAGGATCTTCCTTATTTTCCAATTCTCTTTCAAGACGTTTTTTTAGGCTTTCTAACCCACGTTTTTTATAATGAGATATCCTCATCTTTTCTTGACGAAAATAAATGACTGATCTATCTATGGCATTTTTCAACTCATTAAGCCTTAGTTTTTCATTACTCCTAAGAAGATGGGTAAGATTAGATTGGAAAACATCAGACTGCAACTCTACAACATGATCGATATTATCCTCTGTGTATTTTCGGTAATGAGAAAGCATACCGGCATCTTTAGTCCGTCTGTCCGCAAACGTATTTACATATTCTTGCGCTTCCGCAGAAGTATTAAAAGTCTCATACACGTTCTCTATTGATGATCCAGCAGTGATACCTTTTCTTCTAACAACATACTTATCATCCTTTGTGAGAATCTCTAAGTCATCTTTAGTTGTGACCACATCGAAAGCGTTTGAGAAGTGTCCTGTAGCTCCGTGATTAAAATTAGTGTTGATAATCACTGTGGCTGGCTTAGTGTTGATATCAGGATTATAACCAAGAGCATCCATACCATAATCAGCATGAGAGTCATTCTCTATAGTATTAAGCACAAGAAGTTCGGCTTTGATTGCTTGAGAGAATTCATCAAGATTAATAACCCTCTCATCTTTAAACTGAGGAGAGTTAAGAACTGATTCTACAATAAGTCTCTCTCCTTTCTTAGGATTGATACTCTTGAGAAGATTTGACAAGTGTTCATATGAAGATGTTCTTCTAGATGAGAATTCTTTATTCTTAAAAAGCTTAATAGTAAACTCATCAGGGTTTTCTAAGAACGCCTCTCTTATTCCTCTAACTTCTTTTTGTACCTCTGAATATCGATTAGCACCTTTTTTTGTAGCAAAAGAGTTAAGCACAGATTGTACAGTATCGATATCTCCCCTAAGGTCTTTCAACAGAGAAGCTATTTTATCGAAGATCTTTTGTAAGAATGTTCTTCCTTCTTTGTCTGTATTGAATTGATCCAGGATAGCCTTCTTTCCTTTTGCATCTGCATTAAAATATTTACCTGCCAGATCAGCAAGCTTCTCTTCTGCCTCAAGTTCACTAAGTGTTGATGTTGGATATAAGTCACGAACTTCTGTCAAAATAGCATCTCTCTCTCTTGTGGTGATAGCCATATCAAAGAAAGCATGAAAAGCCTCATGAGGTATTGTTGTCTCAAGTGGGTTATCAATATATTTTACTACTCCGTCTAAGTAAGAACCAAAAGCTCTTCCACCATCTCTTGTAACAATTTCTTTTACTTTCTTAACCTCAACATTCTGAAGGAAAGGAATGTCTTTAATTTGCTGGAAAACTCTATCTTGATTAATAAAGTTATCAACCTCTTGTGCATCCTCTAATTGATACTTAGAAAGATTGTTTTCAAGCTTACCTATTTCTTTCTCTAGTCTTTTTCTCGCAGTCTCTGTCTTAGCATTATCTTTTGCTCTTAACAATTTATGTATAGTGTCTCTTGTTTGTAAGTATCGAGCAGATCGTTCTCTTCTATCAGACTGGAACATTGTTTGCTGATCAGGAATAATAGATTCAATCTCTTTCGCTAAGTCTCTAGCCATACTACTTGCCACAACATTTAGGTCTTGAGGTGAAACATAATTCTCAAGATAGTTTAAATACTGTGTAGCAGTCTCGACTGTCTCTTCATTACCAGCTTTACCAAGAAGTTTAATTCTTTTTACCGGATCCTTAACAGCATTGATTGCTTCTACTGGGTTTTTCTTTTGGAAGACCTCAGGAGCATCTCTTCTTTCAACCTCTTTCTTCTCTCCAGCAAGAACATTAAGCCCTGCAATACCTGCTCCAGGAATAGCAAAAGCAACAAACTCTGTAGCCCATTCTTCTGCTGTCGGCCAAGAGAACTCCTCATCAGTCAGTCCTAATTCAGTTGTAACACCTCTCATAACATCTCCCACTCGCTCCTCAAAGACCTCTCCTACAATTCCGTTCCACCCCATTTTATTCAAAGCACTTGTAAGTTTTGATTTGTCAATACCAGGATTAAGCTCAGCAATCTTCTTCACAAGAGAAGACTCCATGATTTTACTTGTAACTCCTTTTGGAAGCTTTGGAATAAGCGCTCCTGATCTCTCAGAAACAAGTTCTATGTATTGATTTGTGATAGCCGAAGTGAAAGCATCTCCAAGGTCTTTACCTTCTTCTGCAATAAAAGGAACCTCAGTCCCATCCTCTTGAGTTTCAAGACCGAAAGTAGGAACTTGTTCTTTCAAAGTATTAGCAACAATCCTTGGCGCTCCAGCGACAGGTAGTCTGGCTCCCTCACTTACCGCTGTGGCAACACCTTTCTCTGCTAGATCTATTGCTTTCTTCCCTACCTTAGACTTTACTTTGTCTTTCAGCTCTTTAGTTAGAGTCTTTTGTATCATCTTCTTTGTAGCTTCCTTCGTTGCTGTAGCTGTACCTCCGGTAGCAAAAAGCTCTCCAGCAAAAGCAGGAACACCTGAAACAATATCTATTACATTTGATGCAAAAGTAGAGTCTTGCTCAGACTTGTTTATAAAGTCATTGATGAGATCAAGTTGACGTTGTTCTTTTTCTCCAAGAGCATCATCTCCCACAAGTTTGTCGATATTCTTAGAAGCTTCAAGAAGTTCACTGTAGTAAGTGGCTTCAGGAGCGCTCGACATGAAAGGCACAAGCTTGTGAGGCTCATCCATAACATCTTTTACTGAGTCTAGAGCTGTCCTCTTCTTTGTGTAGTCCTTTTCCGTATCAATTTCTTTTTGCTCGAATGGAGTTAGCTTCTCAAACAACTTAGCGCTAGTTTTAGGTAATACAGGAGCGTTTTCTTCAATAAACTTTATACCACCAGTAACATCTTCAGAGAATTTATTAATCTTCTCACTTGCCTTATCCGCAACAATACCAGCTCCGCCTTTAACATTATCAATATACTTTCCGACAAAACCCTTCTCTTTTTTCTGCTCAATAGGTTTTACTACAGGAGCAGGAGTCTCGACAACTTCTCTCGGTTCAAGACGACCAACAGACCGGCCTTCGCCAGTCTTTGATAATCGACCCCTTGTTGTCTCTTCATTGTTTTTTGTTAGTCGGCCAGCCATTATTTATTTTATGTTAAAAGTCTAATATATCGTCTTCATCTGATTCCGGATTCAAGTCAGAATATAAATTTCTTATATAACTTGAGTTGACTTCAGGATAAGCTCCGAGGATTTCTCCAAGAGAAGCTCCACTGCTAGTGTCGGCAATCAAGTCTCCATAGATATCACCAGGTATAGTTTTATCATCATATCTATTAGGCTCTGAAGCTTTAGTCACTGCTTTTGGAGCATATGTTTTTGGTCTTGAGGCTATTACCTCAGCTTCTCCTGTCTCAGGATTAATTCTGTATCGAGAACCTCCTTCACTTAGATTAAAGTATTCTGTCTCTTTTGCCTTTTCCGCTTCAGGAGCTTCATAGTTCTCTTGATACTTAGACATGATATCTAGTTGAGATACTCCGTAGGCTTCAGCCAGTTGTGCAAGTTCTTCTTCTTCTAATTCAGTAGGATCAATACCTTGAGCAATAAGAGAGTTTACTAAAGATCCGGCTCTTGCGGTATTTCGAGTTTGTTGTTCCCCCATTTGTGTAACATACTCAGACAATGAAGACTCTTTTGCCTCTCTCATAAGCCTACGTTCTTCAGCCATTCTGTCAGAACCCTCATTAATAATACGAGCAATTACAGCAGACTGTTCGTGACCTAGCGCATTTAATACGTCTTGTCCTTGCGCTCGAACATTACTTGATTGAGCTTGTCCAAAATCAGAACCAATAAGTCCTCCACGAGATTGGGATGCTCGATTAGACCCCAGTTGAGCTTGATTATTTATTTGAGCCTTTCTCATAAGATCAGCATAAATATCATTAGTTGCTTTTATCTCTCTCTCCATCATAGCCTCGATATTTCTTCGAGAACGATCAGGATCACCTGTCTCAGAAACACTCTTAATATACTCATTCTTAATTGATGAGCTACTTGAGCTTGAGTCTTTTGTACCATCCAATCCTGAAGCCTGATTAATTATTTTCTGAAAACCAGAAGTAGCTTCACCGATAGTAGGCTCTATTTTGGTTGATTGATTAGGAACAGGATTAGATTGAACTCCTGAACTAGGCATAATATCTTTCGCGCTAGCTATAGCGGTTCCTGCATCAGGAGCCTCTATTGATTGTCTTTTTCCTTGTTTGTCTATGTAGTCGAATAATGCCATATTAGATTAATTTAAATGCTACTATAGGGTTCCAAACATATGTTTGGACACCTCCACTTCCTTTACTGAAGTGTGCTCGAGGGGTACCCGCAGAGGGAAGGTTCGTTGTTAGTGTTTTTCTTAGTACCCCATCAATCCAGAACTCAGCAGATGTTCCACCATCTAGCTTAACCGCATAGTGGTGTTTGTCCGTTACTGTTACTCCTGTGATTTCCTCAAGAGTTTGAGTTGTACCATCTGCTACTGAAGCATATAGTGTCCCTGATGAATCAAGAACGAACGCACAGTGTCTCGTTACCAGTAAGTGGTTTACAATTAATGTTGTGAGTTCTGAATATCCGAGCATAGTCTCGTCTCCTGTAGAGATGTCGGCAAAGAAGCTCATCTCCAAAGGGTTAGTCCAACGAGCTCCTTCGAGAAGGTTTGAAACAGCAACTGTTCCATCAATGGATATAACTGAACCTAAAACCCCTGAAAAGCTTTGCCAAAATCTCCTGTCTGAATCGTCATCGACAAGAGGAAGTGCATATTTAATCCACTCTAGGTTATAAGTAGTATCGACTCCTGGAATAAGGATGTTTGCAACGTCAATAAGGTCTATGCTCAACTTTCCTGTTGAATCAGTTTTTGTAATTTGATTTACGTTCCCTTCAAGGATTTGATAGTACAAGTCTGAGCTAGCAATTTGAACCCACCCATCTGTTGTGTTGTTGTAGTAAGCACCACCACTTCCTCCTGAAGTATCTGCTCCAACATTAGGATGATTTGAATTGTCAGAAGTAGAAGGTTGAATATCAATCCAATAAGTATCGCCCACAGTGAGAGAGTCATATTCACTAGCAAACAATGCCTCAAATTGTGCATCATCAGTTAATACAATCCACTGCGAGTTTGTCAGTGTTGCAGTAGCAAGAGCAGTTCCTGAAGGTTCTCCCGATGAGTCAGCTTGAAGTGTGATAACCACAGAGCCTGTGAATGTTCCTGTGTCTGCTTTTTTCCATAGGTTTACCCCTCTCATCTTTGTCTTAGTAGCAACAAAAGATTGTGCAATACTATTTTTCTTAGTAGTTGCATCAGCTTCTCCTGTCTCCACAGTATTTGTAGAAGTTGTTTGTTCTCCCAGGGTTGTAGACTGTGTTACAGCATCAGAGTCTAGGTAGTCAGTAATTCTGTTCTCGAAGTTTACAATTACTGAAGTTGCAGATTTTGCTACACCTACAAAGATATCATTAGTCGGAGCTGTCTCTGTAAGTTCTCCTGCTGTGGTAGAGATATATTGAGATGCTCCAGCAGTCATTCCTGTTTGGTTAACATCAGTTCCTCGAATAAGAACCCCCCCTGTGATAGAAGCTCCATCTGTTCCTGCCCCTTGAGCAATACCAAATTGAGTATTCTCTCCATAAGCAGTATCTGCATCAGCTTTATACCACTCTTGGTCTGATGTCTTGAAGTAAACTACTTCACCTGCTGTAAGTGTTTCTCCTGCATTTCCTGTTACGATAACCTTAGCGTATGAGATTGCTCCTGTTGAACCTGAGTCATCTACATATCCCTTAGTAGCTACTTCTTCTCGTTGAGAAAGTGTAGGCTCAGCATCATAAAAAATCGGAGAGTCAGCATCTAGTCCGCTTTCTCCTCCAACTTGTTTTGTTAGCACAGCGAGAGAAGAATGATTAGATATAATTACATTCGCTCCACTTCTATGACCTCTAGCAAACCCTGTAGTCGAGACTCCTTGTCGACTTACTGATTTAATATCTGTTATGTCGCTCCCTGTTAGAGTACCAATAAAAAACTCTTTTAGTGATGAAGAGTCTTTATCTGTTGTAAACGCATACAGCCCATTAGGAAGAGCCACACCATCTGAGTCGACTGCGTTTTGTAATGTTGCTGTAGTGTCTCCCGCACTTACAGAACCTGAGAGACTTGTTTGGAAGTCTGCTATGATTTTTGGAAGATTGTCTGCCATACTTTACTTATATTATACCATGATTATTAAAACTGAGCATTGTCATTGTCTGTCGTTGTTCCATCGAGTGAAACATATTGTTTCTGCCTATATTTCTTAGGCATTTTCGACTCATAACCCCAGACATCTACATATCCCAACTGACTCACTGAAGCATAGCCGAAGCCTGTAGCTATAAATGATATCTGAATAGACCTAAACTTAGAGGTTTTAACTCTTAGTCTTAGCCTATAAGGGTATATAGACTCTTCTTCTCCACCTCCGATAACCTCTGTACCTACCATAAGTGATCCAACTGTCCCTGCTCCTGAAGAGTCAACATATCCTCCGTCACCTCTGATTGTACCCACAAGAGATGGTTCTCCTTCATCAACGGAAATATATACCTGGACTTTCTGTTCCCTTGAGATTGTTCCACTTAATTGAATATGTTTAAGTTTTTTGAGATCTTCAGTCCCGATCCTTTCTCTTTTTCCGTACCAGACGTTATTTATGACAGCATCTAAGTCATCAAAGCCAAAGAATGTATTATATACAGACTTGCTTGATGGACTTCCTGAGTATAAGTAGTCTCCAGTCTTTGTGAATGATATTGCATCATAGTCTGAGACATCGACAGTGTTTGACTGAACATCGATAATCAGAATCCTGTTATTAATTTCATCACCTTTCTTTTTACATGCCAAAATAATGTACCGATTAAATGTCTCGATAGCACAATTAGTATAATCAAATTCTGTATAATCAAAATGAGTTGTTAAGTCCCTGGTGATAATGTTATCTCCGACAGGGTTTCTCTCTAGAATAGTCAGTGCTACTTTATCAGGATTAGCAGTATTGATAAATACAATCCCTGCGCCAGTTCCGATAGCAGATTTTCTTGAAGGAACACCAATATCTGTCCTGTATATTTCATTTGTAGGGTTTACGTCTGCTATATCAGGAATATATCTGTAAGCAGAAGTCTTTTTAATAGAGTAGTATTCCCCCTCAAGTGGTATCACTGTTTGGATAGCATCACCATTGAGATCTTGTCTTAGGACAAACCCCTCTCCAGCAAGCCTTGTAGCACTCTTTGAGAAGTCGAGAATGCCTTTATCTGTTGCATCCTCCCACTGATAATCAACTGTCCCTGCACCAGTATCGTCTGTAGTGAAGGCTCCAGTCATATAATTAATTGTCCCTGTCCCTCCTGCATCTCCTACAAGGTTTCCGTTAAAGTCATCTGTGAATACTTGTCCTGAAGTTGTTACTGTAAGCTCAATACCAAAACATGTTCTCCTGTCGCTTCCTGCTTTAAATGAAAGTGTTCCACTTGAAACATCAGTAACAGCCTCTGATGACTCTGTAGTATATACAACACCATCTTGAGCATCTATATATGAGCCATATAATCCGGTAGCATCTTCTTCTCGACCCCACAAAAGTGTTCTTGCCCTGTCGATTATTCCATATCCTTTAAAGTTTTTTGTGGATAGATACTGATCAGAGTACTGTCCAGGATTTGCTGTACAGATTTTCCATAATCCTTCTTGAGAAAACACATAGACGAAAGTCCCAGCCAGTGACTGATAGTTAGCAAACTGTACAGGTCTATCTTCTGTAAGGCCTGTAATGACATCCTCCCAGGTAGCACCATTAAGATACTGTATCTTCGTGCTTTCTTTCCTGAAAATGACATTTGTACCATCTGCCTTGAAGCCAGTATGAAGTTCTTCAGAAGCTCCTGGCCCTCCCTCATCACCAACAAACTGCCTACCTCTAACAAGCTCGATGTTCCCATCAATAGTCCTCCAGCCAAGAGAACTAGAAGAAGCATCATCAGGGATAATCTCCGGATTAACTAAATTATGAACTCCTGATATGAAAGCTTCAATTCTTTTATCCATATTATTTTTGCTTAAAGTCCCAGTCGCATAGTTGATCTAACCAAGAAGCATACATAGCTTGGTTTTCTCCTGCATAACTCTTAGCTTTAGGAGACTGTTGAATAATGTAATCGTCTACCGCCATCCCATGATACAAAACGTGTGAGTATCTTGATGGGAATACCGGTTGTGTCCCAGCGACAATATCATCAGGAACATACTTGTAATTAAATTCTGCCTCCGTTTCTGTGGGAGCTACAGTGAAGACGATCTGATCATTTGCTAAGTCAAGATAACAGAACCCTGCTGATGACCGATATTTGTTTCTTTGAGCGAGACTTATAATTTTGTAAGGAGTCTTGTTTACACCTATGAAAACCACAGGTTCTTGACCATACTCATTACTAGCTCCTTCGTTGTTCTCAGCAAGACTGTCAAAATCTGCTGGTAATGCAAGAGTTGTACCTGATACAGTTCCGGTATGAACCTTATTAAGAAAACTCCAGTCTTTATAACCAAGTACTTTACGATAAATTTTGTTTAATAGTGAAAATTCCTGAGTTGTTGATAACTCAGTCCCATCATCTACATATGTTTCAAAATTTTGTACGATTGTGGTTCCTGTCATATATATGTTTGGTCTATTAATCAATAAGATTCTGTACTCAGACAGAGTTTAACACAGGGGGATATCCTGTACTAAACCCCACCAAAGTGGAGTGAAAGAGTAAGTATTAACTTGCATCAATAAGAACATTTTCAAACTGTTGCGCACCATCTGCAAAAGTTTTCTTTCCGTAAAGAGCAGATGAGAAGATGTTATATCCTCTTCGATCATCTGTTTTTCGCATATCAACTTCAGTTGAGTCTTGAATAACAAGATCGATAGCTCCTTTTTTACCGAAGTAAGACCGGATGTAGTTGTTTACAACAGAGTCTGTACCATCTGTGAATGTTTCTGAGACAGTTAGTCGACCAGATCCTACACATACGACAGTAAGAGTGTTTGCAGTATCATCGTTTGTAGCAGTAACGTTTAGATCTTCTAGAGATTCTAGATCGTTACCAGTAAACGCAATGTATGCAGTTCCTGCTCCAGCTCCTTGGTTAAGAGCAGATGCAAGATTTGCTCGTGTTTCATCAACATCAGAACCTAGGTCGATATCTCCTTCTGCTGAAGGTGAAGCAACGAAAGTAAATGTTAGACCATTGATGACTACAGTATCGTTAGCTGTAGGTTGTGTTGCAATACCAAGAGTTGTAACTCCTGTTAGGTTTTCTGAAACATACACTTCAGCTTTACCTGCTTTACCTGCATATCCGTTTGCAAAGATTGAAGAAACAACATCAATTTCTTTTGAAAGTAGGTATTGTTCGATGTCAGACACAGCGTATGAGTCAGAAACGAACGCTAGATTCATAAGAGTTTGATTGTTTGCTCGTAGCTTAGCTGGCATACGTGTAAACATTTGAGGAACAGTTGTTGCGCTTAGTGCAATAGGAGTACCATTAGATGCTCCAGTTGTTAGATCCCCAGTGTCGAATGTAGTGAAAGCATTTACAACTTCTGAGAAAGCATCAGCATCAACGTAAGTAGCGATTTTGTGAGCTACTTTAGCTCCAATTACAGAACCAGGGTTAAGTGGCCCAGCTTGTGTCATTTCTCCATCAGAGATATGGAACACAGCTTCTTTTTCTTGATCAATAGTGATCAGAGAAGAAGAGTCAGTTACTGTATCGATAGTAGATGCAGAACCTCGAACAGTTGTACGTACTCGTACACCTGAGATGTCATAAGCTACTCGTTCTACAGACTCTCCGTATCGAAGAGTTTTTTCAAATCGAGCATTCATGATTGGTTTTGAAACCAGTACTTTTTGGAATATTTCTTCGTATGAATTATCGAAGAATTCAGCAAAATTGTTTAACATAATAAGTAATTAAAAATAATAATTACCCCATTTATTATTACAGATTCAAGTTCTTGATCAGATAATCATTGTATTGCTTCTTTTGCTCAGGATCCTTGAGAACAGCACTCTGTTCGTCAGCAGACATTTCTCTTAATTTAGAGAAGTCTACTTTAGGACTAGCCTTTGCATTAGAAGATGATGACTCCATAGAGCTAGTAGCTTTATTAGCTACAGATCCATAAGTCTCATTTAACAATTCCGTCATGGTCTTTCCTTGATTAGTAGTCATTTGAGCTAGTTGCATAACTACCTGCTTGTTTGCAACGTCTTTAAACTCAGGACTATTTTCAAGAGCTTCTTTATAGAATTGGTTAAGAACTTTCTCAACTCTAGAAGACTCTTCTTTTTGTTGGATTTGAGCGAGAGTTTGTTTCATCTCTTCAACATCCGCAGAAGTTTTAGAACCGATAGCGTTTGCAAATTTCTTTGCAGACTCAGCATCAATACCCATATCTTCAGCGATCTTCTCAATATCCTTAGCAGACATATCTTCACCTGTACTGGTCTTATTAGACTCAACATTAGATTGTAACTCGTCATACTTTGCTTGAAGCTCCTGTCTCTGTTTCTTTTCACTCATATAAGTGGCAAGTGGAACAGTGTCAGATTGTTTCTTTTCAGAAACCGCGTCAGCAATAGTTTGCTCTTTAGTGTCTCCAGTATTATCTGAAGTATCTTGAGGTGTTTGCTCAGTACTTTGAGTGTCCACTTGAGCTTGTGGATCTTTCTGTTCCTCTTCAGTGCTAGCTTTTTTTTGCATAGAAAACTTTATTATAGAGGTAAGTCCCTCTTGTTATTAGAACCATAATAACAATGGAAAAGCCTTTGGTGGCCAACCTCCTCTCCGTTATTAATTATTATACCACAGATATTGCTATCCGGTGGTATGCCCAGCACAAGTGAGGAGAAATGGAGAAGAAAACCTCATCTCATGCTAGGCACACAACCCGATGGTTATGTGGCCTGGTAAGCTCCTGAGGCTAAACATCGTCAGCCTCAGGCTTTTTGTCTTTGTGATTGTCGTAGTACTCTTTTAACGCTTCCTGTATGAGATCAATATCAGACGTTGCATTAACAAACGAATTATATATTTCTAGGTTCTTCTTTAATCCCACAATAGTGTTTATGGTGAAGGCCTCATCTTTCGTGTTGATAAGCTCAAGTTGCATAACTCCAGTAGCAATATCTTCTATGGTCTTTTCTAGGAAGACCTTACCTCCGAATGATTCAGTAAAGATTTTAAAGTCTTTCGCTACAGCAAGATCGTCTTTTATGTTAGTAAGTTTACTCATACAATTTTGTTTGTTCCCTCACATCAGCCAGAGTCTTTTTCTCAGAAGCAAGTGCTTTTCTAATATTTTTTAAATTATTAGTAGTCTCATCAATAATAACTCTTGATTTGAGATACATACTTAGAGCCAGGATAAATTTCTCTTTCTCCTCTCTAACGCTCTTGCTGTCTTCAGGTTTTGGCTCCATCTCTGCGATAGACTTAAAGTTGCTTAGAATATTCTTGACAGTAGCAACCTCAATCTTTTTCTTAGACTCTTGTTCCTTCTTCATCTTCTCGATAGCTTTAATATTGTCAGACAGTTGCTTGATAGTAAAAGTATCTGTAAGACCTGTAGCCTCGATAATAGAATGTCTCCCTTCTTTGTTTTTCTCTTTTATTACGTATTTGATCATATATTAGGATTAGTTTGTGTAGTTGGTATAGGTGTAACAGGAGGGTTCTCTTGTTTTGACTGATCCCCCTGATTTTCTGAACCTCCTGGAATAGATTGTAACATCATTTCATTTGCCTTCTCTGTCGCGCTAGCAACAGTGTTTCTCATAATGATGTCATCAATGTCTCTTATGTAATCTACAAGACCGCTATACTGTGTCTCTGATAAATACTCACTGTTTGACTGCATATAGTCAACAATCTTTCGTTTGTAAGCAATATTAGCTTTTTGATTAGCCTTAGGCCTGTTCCCATCAAGGATTGTTTCGATATCTCTATCAGCCTCAGCCATAAGCCTTGAGTCTCCATTACCTTGAACATCGAATATCTCAGAAAGAACTTCTTCTTTATATCCAGCAATCTCTCCTCTAAGCTCTAACACTTTTTTGTGATTGACTTGAGGATCTTGTTGAATAGATTGTAGATACATTTCTTTTGCCTGCTTCTCCATGAACGACACTTGATATTCTGTATTAGATGACTCTACCAAAATATTGAAGTCTCGGCCTTTAGGTAATCGTATTTGGCTTCTATTTATCTCTTCCATCTGTACTCCTTGAGGCCCTGTAATCTCTACAGCAACCTTCTTAGTCAAACGAGTTATAAGCCCTTTATAATAAAGTTTAGCGAACCTCTTATATCCATGAGTGTAAGACTTGTTTAGGAAGTCGAACCTGTCATTCTGAGCCTGGAGATTCCCTTTGTAGATAGTAACCTTGTCTTCCTCAGCAACTCCTTTAGCAGAAGCGGTAACTCCAGAAGCCTTTTCAGCAATAGAGTCCAGCACAGAGTATACATCTAGTGGAGTCTTAATACTTGGCGTGTCTAGAACACGAAGGACTTTGTTGATATCTTCTTGTCCATTAAGCTCAATATATCCTCCCTTCTTATACTTCAACTGATTCTTGTTCTTCACAGCGCTTGCTAGTACAGCCCTCTGTGGCCTAATGATTTGCTCAGCATTGTCCATCATCTGATTGATAGAAACATTCTGTGCCATAAAGATCTCTCTTACATAATCACAGTATGCTGGAGTCCAGAACTCAGTAAGATCAGGATAAGAAGCCCAAGACCAGAAAGGCCAGTCATAGTCAGACCATACCTCGCAACGGATAATGCTTCCAGTAGACTCATTCATGAGAACTAAGTAACGATTTTCTCCCATGGTAGTAAACCATTGTGTCAGATTAAACTTATCATTATGTCCTATCTCTCTGTTAGAGTCTCCAGCAACAGCTTCAGATCTAGAGTCTTTATCTAAATCAGAACGTAGTTTATTTTGAGCGTTACCTCCTGAAGCCAGGAGACTGTCTACTTCAGCCTTGTTGTATATCTTATCCTTAACACCTGCCTTTAAATCAGCAGTAGTGAGTATCAAATTACGCCTCCCCATATACATAGCCCTTTCAATATCAAGACCTCCACAAGAAGGGTCGATAGCAAAGTCATATACATCTACGTTTTCCAATACTGATTTATAAAATCCTCCAGGGTTCTCTGCATGATAAGCATAAATAGCTCGACCATAAATTACAGCCTGCTTCTTTCCTAGAAGGTCTTTCATATCCCAGTCTCCCTCATTTGCATCAGCACGCCTCATAGCGTTAGCTCTTTCTGCGCGAATTAAATCTGAAGACTTCTTCTTTCCGAACTTAAACACAAGGGGTGTATCTATCTTAGATAGGAGCGTGTGTACGAACTCTTGCATTTTACCAAGCTCAAGATTAGCCCTCTCATCAGAGTTAGCTGGCTTCTCTCCATAGTACATAGACTCATTCTTTTGCCATGCACTTGTTCGCTTCTTTTCTTTATACCTAAAAGCAAAGTCAATCTCACTTTGTACTTGAGTGAGGATTTGTTCTTTCTTTTGTGAGGTAAGTCTGATTGCCATAATTAGTCTTTCTTCTTAGTAGTCTTCTTTTTAGTAGCCTTCTTCGCAGGCTTTTTCTTAGGAAGAGCATCTTTTAATTCCTCCTTTTTCTTTTTGTCCGGCTTTCTAGAAGCAAAAGCTTCTTCTTCAGTAGGGTAAACCTCATCACTGAAGCCCACGAAAGACCCTTTATTATCGAAGTTCTTTAATTTGAAGCCTCCTTCAGGAAGCTCAACAGCTTTTTGGTGTGACATATTTATAAAAGTTATTCTTAATAGTCTTAATTATACCCTGGTTAAAGACCTATGTCACTATAAAGAGGTCTTTCTTCCTCTAATTCGTCTAAAATACCGCCTATTTGGTCTTCATTACGCATTTCAAGGGTGAAAGCATAACGTATTCCATCCATCGCATGGCTATAAAGATGATCAGGAACGTTCTGAACCTCCCCGGCAGTATTAGTTTTCCACATATAGTTACGATATTCCTTGATAACGTTCGTAGAACGCTTAGTAACAAAGATTGTTTGATCTTGTACGAACTGTATTCCAGACCTTACAGAGTCTGCTCCCTTCTTTACCGCCATCATATCGATACCATAACCACGAATTTCATCGATACTCTTAGGCTCAGCGCTGTCAGCAACTGTTGTTACATCCGTTTCTTGTGCTTTTATCTGTTCTGCTATCTGTCTGTTAGACAAACCTTTCTGATAAAAAATCTCATCTAATACATAACCATCGTTATATTTATATACAGCCACAAGAGAGCTTGGATCATTTGAATAACCAAAATCAAGACCATACCTCAAGAGGCGCGCGCCATCAGGTATGTCATCAACAATAGTCCAGTTACGATATATCTTCCCTTCGACTTCTCCTAACTCTCCAAGACCATAGACTTTGAACCACTGCTTTCTGTTCCTTCGAGACTCAATAGAGTCCACAATGGATGGTTCCAAGGCCTCGTTATCTTTGTAAGTAACAATGAGGTGTTCGACATCTTCCCGGAGCGGTTGAACGTCTGTATAGAACCAAAACTCATTTGTAGGGTTCCAATCAAGATAAACGAACTCTCTTGTACGAACCTCAAGCTCCTCAAAGGCCAAAAATGGGATGTTGTTGCACTCATTCATGAATAGCCTATCTCTCCTAGCTCCACGTAGTTTTGTGTCGTCATCTGCGCCAAAAAACTCTATCTGCGAACCTGTCTCGAAGGTGTAGATTTTATCAGTCTCATTCCAATTAGAAGACTTCCAGTAAGAGTGAGCTTTCATGATTTTTTTAAAATCTCTAAGGCTTCCTCTCTTGAGGTGTGGAACGGACTCCGCGACCACAGAAGTGAGGGTAGGCTTCTTATCTGTTTGAGCATACTGAATCAATAGAAGTAATATTGATATTGTCTTAGAAGCAGAAGTCCCTCCTTGGACTGCACGAACTTTTGCTTTCATTCTCGCGATTTTTTTTGTAGCAGTAGTTAGTTTGAACATTTTTATTCTTCCTTACCGAAGTCGATCCCAAGAATAGGAACCGGCTTATCGTCAGACGTTATGTCGCTCTTCTCCTTGTAGCCATGATTAGAAGACAACATGAGTTTAGCAATAGTAGAATTATAGGTTCCTGATACCCCTCCATCAATCAATTTTTGATGCTGAACGTCTTTAATCCTCCCCAAAGACTGGGAAAAGCTGGGATATTTTTTAGCCCAATCGTAGACAGTCGTCTCGTTTACACCTAGATAAACTGAGAACCCTACAATGGTGGGGAGCTTAACCTTCTGAACCCTTTCATATGTGTCAGACTTATCTCCGCGCGTTTTGTGAAACTCCTCAACAGAGTCTTGGCATTGATCAAGATATTTGTCTACCTCATCATTGAAGCTTTCCTTATACTTCAGAGGCCGACCATTTTTATTTTTTTTAGTCATATCCTTATTATACCACAAGAAATGGAAAGAAAAGAGGTAGCGGGTAGTGCTACCAGTCCTGCTACCGATTTCGGCTTGCTATTTAAGGCTCTTTTCCCTAAAGTAGCGGTAGCATTAAAATATTTATATAAATTATTATTTTAATACCCTAGTTAATTTTGTAGTAAAGTATAGAAAAAGTCGTGCTACCGCCACTTTTCGTGCAACTTCCGTTAAACGTTGCAATATAAGGCTTAAACAGGATTTTAGTCGTGCTACCGCAGTGCTACTTACGTGCTACTTTTGGTTATCCCCACAATTAAAGTTACTTTCTTATCTAAAATATGTTATACTTATTTCATTACTAACTTATACATATACACCTATGAAGGATAAAAAAATATGGGTAAACTGGAAGAAAGTAGCACGTAAAGACAATACTTTCACGAAGGTTCCATATCAAATAAATGGAAAACCAGCATCTTCAACAGACCCTGAAACATGGTCAACGTATGAAGAAGTGAATGAAAATGTTGAAAAATTTTCAGGAATAGGGATTGTCTTAGAACCAACGCTTGGTAAGATCGTAGGGATAGATTTTGATCATTGTCTCAAAGACAATAAAATTCTAGTCCCTGAGATCGAGGAGTTTATAAAACAATCAAAGACATATTGTGAGTTGTCTCCATCGGGAGAAGGACTTCATGTTCTATTAAAAGTAGAAGACCCTCTTGAGCTTGAAAGAAACAAACATCACTTCAATGATGATGTTGCGGTAGAGATATATAGTAACGGAAGATACTTCACTTTTACTGAGAATGAATTCAAAGGATCAGAACCTCTACGTTCTGTGTCAGCCAGCGAGTTTGAAAATCTTATAAAGATACTAGGCTACCCTTGGAAGAAAGAGGAACCCGAAAGCGCGCAAAGAGTAAAACCTGTTGAGGTGGATATCTCTCTAAATGATGAGGAGTTATTACAAAAGATGTTTGTGGCCAAAAATGGAAGTGCAATAAAAGCGCTCTATGCTGGAGATGCAAGCGAGTTTAGTAATGACTTATCTTCTGCGGACTTCTCTTTATGTTGTCATTTGGCTTTCTGGACAGGAAAAGATAAAGAAAGAATGAGATCCCTGTGGGTAAATTCTCCTCTTGGACAGAGAAAGAAAACACAAGAGAGAAAAGACTACCAAGATAGAACCTTAGACAATGCTATCAGTAGCACTACAGAAATATATAGTCCTACTTCAGAGAAGATAATAACCACAGTAAAGACACCAAGCGGTGACGAAGAGGAGTTAGAGTTTATTATGAGCGCAGGTAAAGACCCAAAACCTTTGGTTATCTTTGAGAATATCTGTCGATTAATATCAACTGATCCTTTGATCGCTCCGAAGTTCCGTCTAAACGACTTCTCTCATATGGTGGAGACATGTTGGAAAGACAGTGAGTGGTACAACTTGAAAGAAAGCGCGGTGTATGATGTTTGGCGTTATGTTTCCACAAAGTATTTAGACTTCTCAAAAGTATCTAAACAAATGCTTACTGATGCAATTATAGCGGTAGCAGGAGAGAACTCAGTTAATCCTCCTAAGGATTATATTATGTCAATAAAATGGGATGGTGTTCCTAGATTAAACTCTTGGCTCCATCATTCATATGGGGTTCCTGATGATGCGCTTAATCAAGCTATCGGTTCTAACTGGTTCAAAGGTATGGTAAAGAGGATCATGAAGCCAGGGTGTATATTCGATGAAGTGCTGGCACTTGAGTCCGGTCAAGGATGGAGAAAGTCAACATCAATTCGTGAGCTTGGTTCTCCTTGGCACGTAGAAACAACACACTCTACTGATGACAAGGACTTCTATATGATCTTAGCTCAAAACATTATTGTGGAGTTCTCGGAGGGTGATATCTTCGACAGAACCTCTGTAAAGAAATTAAAGGCAGAGATTACTAAGACAGAAGATCAGTTCCGGCCTCCATATGAAAGAGGTATGCTCAAATTTAAACGCTCTTGTGTCTTTGCTGTAACAACAAACAAACTTGAGCTTAAAGATGATACAGGAAACAGGCGCTGGCTCCCTGTTCGTCTTGAAAAACCAGCGGATATAGATTGGATTAAGGCTAATAGGGATCAACTCTATGCAGAGGCCTATCACAGAGTTATGGTGGTGGGAGAGACTACATGGGAATATCCTAAACAAGAACTTCAAGACCTTCAAGACTCTAGAGCAGAGTGGGGAGAAGATGATGAAAAAGTCTTACTATGGTATACGGATCTAAGCGAGGAGAAGAGAGAAGAGGAAGGTATATCACTAACAGAAGCAGGAATAGAGTTGTATGGCCCTCATAAATTAAAAAGAAATGAAGAGCTTAATATTGCAACGATACTAAGAAGGACTCTAAAACTTGAGAACAAAAGTAAGAAGGTCAATGGAGCTACATTAAGAAGGTGGTTCCCGACAGAAGCAACAAACAATATATTAAAAGATATAAACCTTGAGGATCCATTTAAATGGGATGGGGTTAACTAAATCAATTATGCAAATTACATTTTACACTTGGCTTAAAGCCCAAAAACATAGAGAAGATCCTGTTGGACATATCTCAGATATTATAAACACCTTAGATGGAGTTCTAGGAGATTATAAAAACAAACAGGTAATCAGGATGATGATACTAAAGGAAGCCGACTATGATCCTGAAGTGTCAGCAGGATTCAATGAAGCCTGGAAGGAGTACAAGAAGTTTAGAAAACTAAGTAAATAAAAATGGATAGAGAAACACTAGATACTTACAGAGACATGACAGGACAGTACAATGCTCCAGGACAAAGCAGAGCGACAGTTGAGTACGAACGAAGGCAAGAGTTTATTAAAAACAAATCTGATCGAGAAGCTATTCAGTTTCTTGGTGAGGAATACGTAAGATAATTAATATGAAGAAACAAAAACTAGAAGACACAACAATTTATACAACAGATGACTTGTATAGTCCAAGGAAGCATGATCTAGACAAACAAGTTATAAATCTATTATGGCTTCTTGCTATGATTATGATTGTGGTAAGTATTTTGAATTAATACATGGATCTCTACCAGCATCAAAAAGACATTATAAAGGACAGCCCTGATAAAAAAGGGTTGTTTCTTGGTACTGGTTCAGGAAAAACTCGAACTGCGCTTTGTTTAGCGAAAGGAAAAACCCTTGTAATATGTCCTAAGACTCAGAAGGAAGATGAAAACTGGGAAAGGGAACTAAAGAAGATGGGAGCAGAGTTGGAACTTGTTGTAATCTCAAAAGAGACATTCCGCAGAGATTGGAAAACAATCGGCTATTTCAACACTGTGATAGTTGATGAAGCGCATACTGTATTAGGAGTTACACCTAATGTTAAGTATAAGAATAAAAAGCCTTACCCTAAGACTTCACAGCTCTTTGAGGCTCTTCAAGGGTATATCGACATGCACAATCCTGAGAAGATATACCTAGCAACTGCCACTATTGTGAAAAATCCTTTTACAGTCTGGGGAGCTGGCGTTATTCTTGGTGAATGGAGTTCCGGCACAGAGTGCTTTTATAAGTTCAGAGATATATATTATTTTAAAATCCCGATGGGGAGAAGGGAAGTATGGGTTCCTAAGAGAGATCAAGAAACTAAAGTCCGGCTTGCTGGCGTAGTCAATCGCCTCGGGTATGTTGGACAGCTATCAGATTATTTTGATGTTCCTCATCAGACTTTTAAAAATGAATTAATAGAGGTAAGCACAAAGCAGAAAGAGATGATGAAACAAGCGGTGCTTGAATATCCTGAGCCTTTAGTCGCTATAGGTAAGATCAATCAAATAGAGAATGGAGTCCTCGCAGGAGACGAATTTAACGCTCCTGAGAGCTTTCCTAATGGTAAACAAGATAAGATAATCGATTATAGCTATCAATTTCCTAAGATGATAGTCTTTTGCAGGTATACAAGACAAATAGAGGACTTAGAAAAAGCTCTCAACAAAGAAGGTAAGAGTGTCTACACCATGACAGGACAGACAAAAGACCGAGGAGAACTTATAGAAAAATTAAACAACTCAGATGAGTATGTCTTCATTGTACAAGCTCAGATAAGTGCAGGATGGGAGCTTCCTGAATGTCCGGTTATGGTCTTTGCTTCAAGGACTTATAGTATTGTTGACTACGAACAAGCAAAAGGGAGGATCTTGAGAGCTAATAATTTAAAGAAGAATTTATATATAAATCTCATAAGTAAATCAAAAGTTGATCTCGCTATCCACAGCGCTCTTGTGAATAAGAGAGATTTTAATGATAAAATGTATGAGTATGAAAAAGAAAGAAGCTCAATTTGGATTGGTGATAAGAAGTTGGATTAAAGCCAACGCTAAACTAATGAGGACTTGTAGTATCGAGCTGAAAGATACACGAGGAGAGAAGACCTTCAAGCTGAGGGAGTTTAAAGAGGCCCAGGAGAACTATGCTGATGCTATCACTAATTCTAGTAAAGGAGTTTTGATACGAGCCGAGGGAGTGGAAGGGTTGCCTGATTACATTTATATAAAAGAAGAACCTTCGTTTGTCGCTATACGCTTTCCTGAAGGTTTTGTTTTTATTGGAGCTGGAACACTTGGACTGGAAAAGTCGAGAGCAAAGACTCTTAACTGGAAAAGAGCAGGAGAGTTAGCACACACTGTTGTAACAAAAAAAACCGCCTAGGCGGTCTTTCTTTTATCTTCTATTTGAAGTCTTCATCCTTATCGATGTCGACTGTTTTTTTAGACAGATCAGGGATAATATTATCCTCTATATTCTTTATCAAGAACTTTCGTACTTTTGTGAAATAGATCTTCCAATCATCAGAGTCAAACTTTTTGGTGTCTCCTTCCGGAGCTGGTACACCATTTAAAGCTTTCTTTTTCTCCTTATCATAAAAATGATTTTCAACCTTCTCTCCATCTTGTAGGATAGATACACCTTTTAGTGATTTTCCATTGTCTCCAATGAATGAGTAAGGCCGAAATGTTGCTTCCTTGGCGAGGTTCATAGCAGGTAACTTCTTCATAATGTCTTCTCCAAATGATGAAGACGTTGCGACAGACAGGATAAATTCTTGATCTTCTCCATCGACAAGATCATTAATGGTTAGTTGGAGTAATTTTCCAAAGTCTCCATCGAAAAAAGTAATATCAGTTACTTTTCCAGATAACTCTTCAAACACAAGTTCGTGTTTTACTTGAGTGACTTCACCTGTTTGTTTGTCTTTAATCTCTCTTGTAATTGCACCCTCTGTGCCTTCTGTAACAGAAAGTCTGATTGAGCCATCACTTAATACTGTTAGTATATTTTTTTGCTCCTTAGGTTTTAGTGCCATAATATTGATTATGTTAATGTTCTTAAATAATACATCCCTTTTGGGATATGTTGATAATAGCACTTGTGCGAGAAGCACGCAAGTGTTAAGATGGGGATATGTCCAAAACAATGCCAAGGCCTTACTTTTCTTACTCTCAATATAAGTTATGGAATAGTAGTCCAGCCTCATACAGAAAGAGATATTATTTAAACGAAGAGATTAAAATGAACGCAGAGACTTTCTTTGGGAAGAAGGTTGCTCAGAAGTTAGAAGATGGAGATCCTGACTTTGCTCACATAAAGAAGTATGCGGTCATGGAACATAAGATCCTGACAAACATAGAAGGAACTGACGTTAAGCTCTTAGCTTATTTAGATACATATTCTCCTACAGCAAGGTGTTTTGGAGAATACAAGACAGGGAGAAAAAACGCCAAAGGAAATCATTTTTGGAACCAAAAGACAGTGGAGAAGCATGAACAATTAGACTGGTATTCAATGCTCATCCAGGAGTCTACAGGTTCTGTAAAGGATGGATGTTGGCTTGCACATATTGAGACTGAGAAAAAAAACGTAACGTATAATGGAACAATATTTAGAAACACCAGCCTACAGCTCACCGGAAAAGTCTTCTATTATTATAGGAAAATAGAACAGTGGGAGAGAGATTTGATAAAGGAGAAAATTATTAAAACAATTAAAGAAATTCAAGAAGACTATGGACTATTCAAAAAAGATAATCAAGGAACACTACCAGAAGCTAGGAAGACTTCGCCACGAGAAGAAGCCGGAGGGGAAGGAGTATTTTAGAGAATTAGCAAAAAAACGTTGGGATAAACATAAAAAAGAAAATGAATAATAAAAGACGAAAGAGATATCTAAAAGCAAGGAACATTAAGAAGAACAATCTACCTAAGAGTTCTTATCGAGGCATACGATTAAGTCAGGCACAAGCTGATAAGATCATAAAACTAGCGGATAAATAACCACCTTGTGGAAAACTACTTGTATGCGAGCAGTTCGCATGATATACTTTAAGGGTTAATCAATAACACTAACAACATCTATGAAAATTTATGATCAATACATCGAAGTAAGCAGGGAGTACAAGGCCCTCGAAGCAAAGAAAAAAGATCTTGCTTCTAAAATTCTTGAAGACTTCAAAAAGAAAAACATACAAAACATTCAAGATGACAGAGGAACCCTCTGTGTATCAAGTAGAAGTTCTTATTCTTATTCAGATAAAGTTGAGAAGGCTAAAGAAAATCTAGCTATTCTCAAACACAAGGAAGAGAAGTCGGGAGTGGCTCAAGCATCGTCAACAGAATTTATTCAATTTAAACCAGCAAAAAAATAATATGGAGAAAAAGAAAAAAATTAAGATCATTTATTTGATCATCATTCATGCAGTCGTAGTATATAATGTCTATAATCATTTCGCGCCAGAACCACTTATTAGAGATTATAGTCCTACGTTTTGTTATAACGGAGAGAAGTGTGCAAACACTTTTGATCAGTACAAGGTATCGAGAGAAGCAGAATTACTATTGAAAGAGTCTTACTTAATAGAACAAGGAAAGGTTCTATACAAGGAGCTTGATACAGTACAAGGAGTTATAAGTCCTAACCTAATCGAACAATCAAGCATTATTAGTGATTAAAATTTGTGTATGGAAAAAGCTTTTTACCCGAGAAAGGAGTGTAAAAAAAGAGGGTGTGAAAAAGTATTTCAAGCAAGAAGTTGGAACCATGTATATTGTAGCGATGAGTGTTCCGCTTATGTTAAAAAAGAGAAGAAGGATCATATAAAGAAATCAAAAGCCATCTGTGACAAATGTTTTGTACGTTGTAGTGCAAACAAAGGTGTGAGGGATGGAGATGAATTCTTTTGCACTATTGCGTGTAGAGATCGGTATACTATTAAACAAATTAAAGAAAGTAATATGGCTAGAATATGTCAAAACCCGAACTGTCCAGTAGAAGTTCCGGAAGATCATCCGGTGTACGTAGATTATTGTAGCCTCCGTTGTGAGGAAGATGCTAATAATAGGTAATATGATTAAGATGAAAAAAATGGAGTTCCAGGACTCAGAAGGAAATAAAATAGAGAACATTTCCCATATTCGTGAGGAAAAATATATTCTCTATATTGTGACTAAAGAAGGTGATGTTTACATGAGAGAGTTAAGGTAAGTGATTATGAAAACATACAAAACAAACAAAGACATAGAGATTACAGAAGAAGAAGCAAAGAAAGCAATGGAATTTTACTCTAAAAATTAAGTAAATAACATATGGAACTCAAAGACCAAGTATGTACACTTGAAAGTGCAAAGAGATTGAGGGAGCTAGGAGTGGAGCAGGAGAGCTTGTTTTATTGGGATTGTGACTTGGCATTTACAGAACAGCAAGATATGTGGACACTTTCTTACGGAGAGATTGACGCTGTTAAGGCAGGTTATGCGACAAAAGTTTCAGCCTTCACATCAAGCGAGCTAGGGGAGTTGTTGCCAGGTGAGATAAACAATAGTTCAGATTTATCTAGCATAAAAATGCAAGGAGGTGACTGGCTAGTCTCTTACACAAATAGTCAGACAAGTGAATTTATGGAATTGAACGAAGCAGAAGCACGAGCAAAAATGCTCATCCACCTCCTAGAGAACAATCTAATGGATAACAACAAGTAATATGACATGCCCAGAATGTAACGTAGAAGTACCAGAACAATCACCTTATAAACCATACTGCTCCCTTGAGTGTGGAGTAGATAATTAGAAAAATATGCAACACGACCTAATCAAGATAGAAGAAATAGTCCAGAAGAACAGCACTGACGGAATGTTGGACATCGGAAAGTATGATTTTGAAGTATTCTCACAAGCTCTTATAGAGTATGGAGAACACGCAGTCATTAAAGAGTGGGAGTCACAGATAGAGGAGTTGGAGGAAAGTAAAAAGGTTGAAGGCATCACATCGAGTGCTGAAACAGAGAACGAGTTTCAAGACAGAAATAACAAGTGTATTGGGTACAACAAAGCACTAGACGACCAAATCGCCAAACTCAAAGAGAAGATTAACAACGCTAAGGAAAACTAACTATGAAAACAATAACAGTTGAAATTAAAAATATTGAGGTATTTCCAGACTGTGAATACTTTGGGAACTACAGCTACGACTTCAAGATAACAGTCGATGGTAAAGTCTTTGCTGAAGATACTTATGAAAGTGATTATGAAGACTGGAAAGCTGAAGATTTTAAGAAGGCTTTAGAAGAATGTGCTTGGAGTTATACTCTGGGTAGAGAGTTTGAAAACTAATATGTCACAATCAGAAGAAGAACACCAAAAAAGACTTGATTACTTACAAGAACAATCTGAACGAGAAGCGATACAATTTCTCGGAAAGGATTATGTAAAAACTAACTAAATGGCAACATTCTTTTTAGGAATATTTTTATTCTAAAGTTAAATGAACAAAAAAAAGACTCCTCGTAAGAGTCTTTTCTTGTTTGCAAGACAAGGCGTTACTAAAGGAACTATTAAAACCTTTAGCTTCTCTATTATAACACGGAGAGAAAATCGTACCACTATACCCAGCAGTACGATTATTTATGCCTGAGGTAGCGATACCTGTTCGGCCTAAGGGTTATACCCTTGTGATTATTTGATCCGGAGAGGAAGCTCTCCTTCGAGATCAAGATCTAATTCAAGTTGTAAGTTCATGAAAAGAAAAGTTGGATTGTTTTTGAGTCCTTCAGCCAGTAGCGATGAATTTTATCATAACTATGTTTAGAGAGCTTTGCCCTCTTGCCGAAGTCTACATCTCCTAAATACGATTCCACAGCTAGGATAATGTAGTCTATCTTAAAGTGGCACTCCGGACATAAGCCCATTGTGTGACAGTTCTTCTTTCCTGATCCAAAATGACACTGAGGATAGAAGTGATGTTTTTGTTGAGGTTTTTCCTCTCCACATTTTGTACAAGTACAAAGTCTAGTTCCTTGGGACATATATCCAGTTTTTGGGGTTCAAGTAACGTGAAGACATTACCACAACAACAAACGCTAGTGAGAGCGTTCCGACAATTACTTTTTGTTTTCCGTGTTTCATAGAGCTATCTATGTTCTATTATACTCCTCATGTATCAATAAAGGAACTGTTGAAAAGAAAAAACCATCCACAAGGGATAGTCTTTCTAAGAAAAATTCATGCTTCAGCGCGCCCACAAAGGTCTTAGATGATTAGGTCTAGTGTTTTTCGGACTACTTTATTATAACAAATAAAAGAAAAATCCGCCAACTAATCTTGGGGATTTCTCTGTGTGTAAATCTTATATCTATATTTTTCCTTTTTTATTATAACACAAAAAAAGCACTAACATAGTTAGTACTCCTTTTTGTTTTATTAGCCATGCCAGCCCTCTACAGTAAAAACTGGCACTTAAACATTATAACACTCTCACTCAATTAGTTTTCCACTGAATGAGTTGCTTAGCCAAGGGTTGCTAGGATGGTTCTTGCTCTTATATTTTCTTATTGCCCTCTGATCCATAACTATCTGACTGGTTATATGTATACACTTCTCTCCATTGTCTTGATATTTTACGAGGTTAGCTTTACACCTCTCTATTCGAGATTGTAAATAATTCTCATAATTCTTGTGTATACCATATTCCCTTTTCATGATACATACTTTTTTGTAAAAATATTTAGAAACATATTCTTAATTTTAATTATAACACAAAAAGCCACTGGTGTAGTGACTTTGTGGAAAACATACTTTCGCAGATATTCTTACTTGTAAGTATAGCACTATTTATTTAGATATGCACGCGTCGCTTTGTGTGCGTAATGTCCTTTATATCGATTCAAAACAGTCTCAGGAGCGACATCATACTCCTTTTGGAAGGCAAGGACTGCTCTTGCTGTTAAGGCTCCATAATACCCCGTACAATCAACATTTTTAGGGAAGAACCCTTTTTGTTGGAGTACTTGTTGCATCAACTTTACCTCCTCACTCCTCTCTCCAAACTCCATATCTTTTTTAAACTTGTGGATAACTCTTACTTTCTGATCAGTGATAATTGGATTCAACTTGAAAGATAAAGGGTATGCACAAAAAGTGTTTCGTTGCCGGAAGAAGTCTTCTGAAATTAAACGCCTTCCTTCTTTTCCTCTCTTCTCTCCCCATGAGTCCTCGATAACAAGATACTTTTTACCATCTAAAAGAGTGAAGTCTACTGCGGTAACTGAGTGGTGTAATCTCGGGTTAGTTACAATAACCTCGGGGATGTCTGACCACTCTTTATAATCAAACTTAAACCATACCATTACCCCCTTCTCTGTTTTTTGGATAGTCGATGCAATCTCTTCAAAAGAGGTCTTAGGAGTAAACTGTACGTAGTTGTCTATTGTAAAAGCAGAACCTATCCTTTCGTGATATTCCTTGCGAGGCACTTCGTTAATCTGTTTCTCTGTGAGATTCATAGAAGGCATAAACTGCTCTAAGGTAGCACCATATTTTCGTGCAATATCGAAAGCATCAGTTCCAATCATTCCTTGTCCATCACCCCAGTTCTTATTAGATCTTCGTTGGTAAATATCAGAAGCAGAAAATTCTACAAACTCTCCTCCACGTTGCCATTCTAAGATACCAAGTAACTTTGCCATTGTCATAGCAACACAGCTTCCTGATCCGTTTTGATTGCGAATAGGAAATGACCGCCATTCTTTAGGCTTCTTTTCTTCCCACTCAACAGGAGAAGTGCTTGCTACAATCTCTTTGAAGAGGATGTCTTTTTTCTTATCTTCTCTGCTTCTATAGTCTCTTATTGCTCCTGGATTTTGATCTTTCATATTAGATTATTTCTTAATGATAAATGACTCGCTTCTTATCTTCTGAACTTTAGTTACATTGTAAGGTAGCTCTGCTCTTATGGTCGTGTCTAGGAAACACGTTCTAGGTGCAGAAGGAGGTGTGTGGTTGTATGTCCAGATAGAAGTACGTTCTCCGATACTTGGCAGAGAAATCTTCCCCAACACTTGAGAGTGAAAGGCACTATCATAGTTATCTATGTTACAACGTAGAATATCGTTATAGTGGAAGTTGAGACTCCTGCTTACTTGAAAGTGTGACTCAAAAATAAGGTCTTCTCCGTCTTGGAAGATAGCCTTAGTAGGCTCTACAGAGTAATACTCAAAGAAGAAAGTTGCAGGCATGACTGTATAAAATGCCCACTTGAACCCGATAGAAATAACAGGAATAAGAATAGCCCAGAATATCATTGATTGTACTCTTGGTATTTTTAATGCTTTTATCGTGAGCTTAATCATTATTTCTTAATAAACTTAATAATATTCTCGAATGACATACCAAACGCTACACCTTGAACGATACCGAACATGGCATAAAGATAAGGAGAGGTTGTGTCTCCTCCGAGAAAGAGTTCTCTGTACATTGAAGCTGTCCAAAAGAAAATAACAATGACTGTAATAATAGATTGCAGTGCATTGACTCGTTTACCTGCTTTATACTTCTGATAACAGTGTACTGTAGTTGCA